TCAACGATAATAATTGGTTTGTCCATTTTATTCAAACTCTTTCCTTTGTCTTCCTTTCTGTCTTAAACGAATCTTGAATTTCATGCCATTTATCAACAACCATCTGTTTAATTTGTTTTTCATACCCTTTACTTTCAACGTATTCAATCGCCTTGTCAATAGTCCCAAAAGTGTTATCGATACAAGGATATTGGACAGATTTTTTCTTCCCAGTTGTCGCATCTATTTCTGGTTCGATAAAATCTTTTAGAAATTGCAAATTTTCTCTTAAATCATCCATCCCATAGTTAAAAATTAATGAATACGGGGCTTCTCCATAAGGATCTCCAATACTGCTTTTCTTAATTTGAGCCTTTGATCTAACGCCTTTTCTTTTTTCTAAAGTTTTGCCATTAATTGTTTTTGTGGAAGTTATATATTTATTAGTCATCTGAGGAGAGACACGAATCCTTAAAGAACTATAGTAAGGAACAGCTTTTCCTCCAGGGGTAGTCACGCCTGTTGGTGATTCCCTTTCTTGATTTGTAAGAACTACAAGCCAATTTTTATTCGCAATTTTTCTACATGTTTTGCGCATCCATTCGCTAAATTCTTTTGCTCTCCGCATTCCCATTTTATCTTCATCTTCCATTTCCATAGAAGTTGACAAAGCAGCTAATGAATCACCCGCAAATACACAAATAGCGTTGGGGTTTTCTGGCTTTGGCTCCCAATTCCAAATTTTCTCAAACATTTCTGGTACTGTATCTGGTCTACTATACCTTGTCTTATCGATAGACAGCCCATAAATCCTTGCATACTCTTTGTCTAGTCTTGCTTCTGGGTCTGCCACAAAAAAGTCTCCCCCATTTGCTTTAGCACTTGCGCAAATTTCTGCCAAAATACTTGTTTTCCCCGCTCCACTCGGTCCAAATATCTCTACAATAATCCCTCCTGGCAAACCTCCATTTTTAGTCCTATTTCCGGAAATCTCCAAATCAAGTAAAGTAGAACCGGTTGATATTGTCCCTCTATCGAATAATCCAATTCCTTCATTTACGGGAGAGTCAATACTTTCTTTAATTTGTTCGGCTATGTCTTCTGTTTTCTTAGGTTTTGCCATTTATTTATAAACCTTTGTGTATGTCCCATTTACTTTAGAATTCCAGAAAATACGGCCTTCTAGTTTGATGTCGATGAGCCTATTTTCTTCTTTCATATTGGCTTTATATTGTTCGTATGTTTCGCCATCTTTTCTTTTTCTATTCATTGTTTTCTCCTTCTTGCATAACTTCTTCTAGTAACAGACCCAATTTTTTGTGCTCTTCTTCTAATTTCTTTAACTTTCTCTTTGCCAGACTTTTAGCAATTTTAAGCATTTCTTTAAAACTGATGTCCTTTTCTTCAATTGTATTATCGTCTTCAATAAGTACGTCCCAAGCAGATAGACAAACAGTATCACAATCTGATTTTGCTTGTTCAAGAATTCTTAAACTATCAACCATGATCTTTAAACAATTTTTCAACGTCATTTTATCTTCCATGACTATTCCTTTAATTTATTTAGATTCTAAAACATATCCGTTATGGCTAACAACTTCCATTCCCATTTCATCAAGAATCATACCAACAACATCGTTAACTGGCAATCGCTCCCCACCATAATAAAAAATATTACCATCAACTTGTTTAAGGTCTCCATATTGGCTATAAGTTGAGTTATGATCCACTTCACTTAATTTATTTTTCATCTCCATTATTGTTTCATTTAAATCTTCAACCTCATGATTGAAAGAAGTAAATTCTATTATCATAGTGGCAACAGCCAAACTCGAAATAAACAAAGAAACAATAGCCATAATCCTTGAATCATCTTTTCCCATGTTTTCTTTCCATTAGTTTATTTTTGACTATTCCCATTAGTTCTTTAACCGATAACTCTTCCGATAATTTTTCAAACCAACCTTTTGCTGTATTAGATGGAACAATATTAACTTTATCACAAGCGAACCTAAAGTTTACTTCTTGTTCAATTAACCCAGGCATAAAATTTTTATACATGCCCCAAGACGCGGTGACATCATGACAGTCGTGAGCCATAGTTATCTGGCAATCTTTCAAGAATGGTTTTTCCAGTTCAATAAAAGATTCTTCATCATACATATATGGCAAAATTATTCTATTTTTATCACCAATTATAATCATTAGATTTCTCTATCAAGCATCGTCTCTAGTTGTTCTTTCATCTCAGCCAATACATTTTCAGTAACTTCAATCTCAACAAGCTTTTCTCTAATTTCTTCTTTGGCAATGTCTTTCTTTTCTTCCATCATTTCAGCTTTTACTTCTTCTACAAGATCTTGGTATTTCATAATTTTATTCCTTTTCTAAATACGGTTAATCAACTCAAACATTATTTTAAAACTTTTTTCACTATCTTTAGTTCGTTCAAAATATCCAGAAGCGTCAGTAAGACTGCTCCATAATTTATGAAATAGACACAAATAGTGATAGTGTCTAGGATTAGAGCCTAAAATATCTATTGATTGACTTTTCTGCCAAAACCAAATTCTTTTACCACAATAATTACATTTCATAATTTTTCTCCTTTTCTAAATAAAATCGGTAATTGGTAAATGATATTCCTTAACTTCAAACCCATCAACATCTAAATTAGCAAATTTTAACATTTTTACAGCTTCTTCTTCTGAATAATATAAAAACGCTTTTCTAATATCTGTAGTGAATTCTATATCTCCCATATAATTACCCTTATAATTTATATTTTTGACACAAATCACTCTTCTATTATTTATAGTTATTTCAATAGCATAACCAATAACAAAAGTATTTTGTAAATTTAGTTCTTCCATTTTTATTCCTTTTATAAAATTAAAAAATGGTCTTAGTAGGATTTGAACCTACATGAGAGGATTCAAGTTCATTCACCGTTGTCGGCCCTCCCTCACTTTTCGCAGGATATGTTGTCAGCCATATCCTGATCACCAGCTATCTGGTAGCGTCTACCTATTCCGCCATAAGACCAATTAAAAATAAGCCACCCCGGAGTCGAACCAGGTAAATCGCCGCTAACCCCATCTTGCTTTACCCTTTCTGCGAGGCGATTACAGTGCAAGACCATGGCTTATTAAATTCTAATCCCTAACAATTAAAACGGAATGTCATCGTCATCCACATTCTGTTTGAGTTTTCGCCTTGGTACGGGTTTCTTTTCATTTTTCTTCTGTTCAGCAATAGCATTTGCTTCTTTTTTAGCCAAACAATCATCATTCACAACACAATTATCACATTCTGTGTATTCATCGTAATCTACGCCAAAATTTGCTCCATGTGGACAAGTGCTGGTTTCACTCTGTTTAGGTTCATGTTTTGGCTCAACTTCTTTTTCTTCGACTTCTTCTTTAACTTCTTTAGGTGCTGGTTTTCTCCGATTAACAACTGGAGGTTCATCTTCACAAACTTCTTCTTCAGCAACATGACTGGCTTTAACATTCATCATGTCTAAAATTTCATCATATTCATAACTGACTAGTAGTTCATCAAGCCTGTATGCGGCATCAATCTGTTCATCGGTAATGATATAATCGCGGTCTTCAAATTGCGGAACTCCTACACTCCAACTATCTTCACCGGATAGGCTAAAATTAATCCAAATAGTCTTGCCTTCATCCGGATCAGGGTAAGAAACTAAGCCACCACCACGAGGCTTTTTAGCCGCTTCCTGTAACTTTTTCTCCATAAAGAAATGGCTGATTTCATAGATCTGGATACCCTTCTTTTCTTCTTTCTCATCGCTACGAACAATGACGTTATACATAACCCTGCGGGATGGATACAAATAACCATTTTCTTTCTTAAACTTTTTGTATTCTTCCTTATCCATCTGACCACGTTCGGCTAGAATAGCTACTCGCTTTTCGCAAATAGGGCAAGGCAGGCTATAATTCTTCAGCGGACAAACTACGGGCTTATTCATGGGTCCGACTTTAAAGTGAACCCACACGTCAAGGGTATAAGTCAAATCTCCTTCATTGATATTATATCCATTAGTTGGATATTTAGAACCTGCATAAAATGGGATAATGTCAAATCCGTAGTCTGTGCCTTCACTCCCTTTGCCCGCCTTTGTCTGCCACTGGCTTGACCCTTCCGGCGCTTCAAAATACGATTCAAAATCATTCAAGCCTTTGTTTTTGCCCGCCTGCTGTTCTGCTAGTCTCTTTTTCAACTGTTCTTTCATTGCACTTCTTTTAGTTGCCATTCCTTACTCCCTTTGTTTTTTGATTTACTAAATTAGCTATTTCTTTAAATGACTTCCCTTCTTTTGTATATTCATAAATCATTTTTTGTACAAAATAATTTGAATATTTAATCGAAAAAAATAAATTCAAAACACCTTTGACAAGATTTGGAATAATATATAAAAAAACTATTCCAAATATAAGTCCTGATAAAATCCAGAGAAAAGCATTGCTGACTGATAGCTCAAACATCTTGTTCTGACTCCTCTAAGTCATCCAATTTATTATCAAGCCATTCCCAAATTTTATAAGAAACGTGGTTGTCTTCTTTTTCATAAAACGGGTATATTGGCAGTTCACCAACAGATTCTTTTACTTTAGTTAAAGATACATCCATTCTATGATATAAAGCAATTAGTTCTTCTTTTGAGTTAAATACAATCTGCAATTTTATTGGTTTAAACCCACCTTCAATCTCTTTAATTTCCATCTTTTTTCTTCCTATTTAATTTGTTTGTCAATTCATTTATTCCTTCCTGACCTTGTTTGTTCTGGCCTCCATTTTTAGAATCAATAAAGTATTGGGCTTGCCACATTTGCCACAATCTCTCAACGTCTCTTTCTTTCGTTATTAGCTGGTAGTGATAATTTTGATAAAGTTCAGCTTTTGTTTTGGCGCTTGCCCATTCTTCTCTTTTCAATTTTAAGATATTGTGCTTATCAATATATTCTTTACAAGTAAATGGATAAGCTTCTGAGACTTTATCTGTTGGTGACTTATCAAACCCACATTCGCCCCATTCTGTTTTGGCCTTAAACATTAACTGATTTCTTAAAATTTTTTGCTCTTCTTCAATGTTCTTGATTTGGGACTCAAGTTTATTCACGACTTCAACATATTTATTCCATTCCTCGTCATAAACAGAAAGTAAATGGCCTATATTTGCAGTCTCATCATCTAAGGCAAATTTATTTATGGTCCGGTCTTGCGCTGGATTCATTGCATTATCTCTTCAATCCAATTTGGCTTCCCGTTCAATTCCCATTGTTTCTTACCGCAATCTAAACATCTCCTATGTTGCCAACTTTCAAACATCCCATATAGTTTTTCTTTATTTGTCTTAGGGTCAATAACTGTTGTTACTTGTTTTATCCTTTTAAAATCGCTCCACCGTGTCCAATCATGGAAAAATAAACACATTTATTCCTCTTTTTAATTAAAATCGTAAACTTTTATAGGTATGACTAAACAGGTCTAGTCTTAATTTCTGAATTTCTCTAATATCATTAGCACACCTTATTAGTCAAGCATCCTGGTTCTTTCAGTCTTGATCGCCAATAATCAGAGTATTGTGAATAATTACCAAGAGATTCTACTATTTCTCTTATAAGTTCTACATTTTCTTTAGGTCCTATAAATTTCATTATTTTATTTAATCCCTAATAAAATACATAATTCACCAGCATATTTTATCTTCTATTAATTATATCAATCGTTTTTCAATTATGATGATGCAGTGATGTACAGGAACATACAACTTTCGGTCGATCATCAAGTTTATCAACTGCGTCGATAATACAATATTTGCAGAAATCCCCGTCATTCCACGTATTATTTTTTGCTGTAATAATTTCTATTTTTAACGTAGATGTTTTTTCCTTTTACTTCTGCCATCATTCGGTTAACAAGTGCGGGAGTGCCAGATATTTCAGCCCCACAAATATCACAAAAATGTTTTACCATATTAATTCTCCCTATCCAGTTTAATTCCTAACAAAATACATAACTTCCATAGCGTTATGGTTATTAATTTTAATCCATTTGGAGTTTCAGTAGTCGTAATCCCAATAAAAGTCGTAACAAGATATCCTCTATCATTTATATCACACCACGATTCCTTTGCCCATCTCCAAGATCCAACTAGTCTCCCAATTACAAATTCATGACTTGGGTTTGGGCACTCATACAGTTTCCCTAGCGATTTAAAATATTCTCTGCTCATGATATTTCAGTTTTGCTTATCGCTTTGCAATCATATAAAAAATCGTCATTGTTATTTTCTCCGTCAGTCGAAGCCGCTATATCTTCGGCTTCGTCGGCGTTATTTGCTTCGACTTCCACATATTCTGTATATTTGTATGTCTTCATTACTTTGTAAATATACATTTGGTCCCCTTTACTGATAAATTTGTAATTAAATAAAACTTATACCTCAACCTTTTTAGTGTCAAGCTTGATACTAAACATTACACTATCCAACTCCATATCACATTCATCTCTATTATCAAACTCATCAAACCATTGATTACCAAGAACTACAGCAAATTTGATCCTTTGGATATTGCTGTCAACGGCTCTGTTTTCTTTAGTAAGTTCTTTAATATTTTTATCAAGCCATTCTAGTTGGTTTTTGCCAATTTCATTGTATCTAGTCAAAGGAATTGTAAAAAGCTCTTCACTCGCAGTCAACGGCTTTTTATTTTTCATCTTAGTCAAAACATCAGTTACTTTCGGCAAAGAACTAAATTTCTTAATACTGATTTTAAACTCTTTAGTATAATAAAAATCAGTAGGTTCGATTTTGTCTACAGGAGGAGAGTAGCCTTTTTCTGTAATGCAAAGATCGTTAAGATATTGCACCTGTTTTTCATTCCAACCATCAAATTCACTAACTTGTTTTTCGGGAGAAAGAACGTCCCGCAAATATTTATATACTTTAAGACTGGCTTTCTGATTAAGAGAAAGCCAGGACAATTCAAACAATTGTTTAGCTGAAGTATTGTTTTCTGCAATGCTTGCATTCATTACGGGAATATTGGCTAGATCAAGAACATAAACCTTGTCGGAATATTTTTCATTTTCATTAATCAAACCCTCAGTTTTCAGCTTATTAAAAGTTTGTTCAGAGAATGAAACAGGAATTGCTTTAACATTTTTAAAACCATCTCTAACAATTGTATAATTTCGCCATACAAAGGTAGGGAACATATTAAAAGCGAATCCAAATTTTTTATAATCTTTTTTAAGTTTTACAACACCATTAAGTTTCATCAAAACAGATAGATTGAGCTTGTCTTTATTCCAAACAATTTGAGAAAAACTGCATTTATTATCTTTATCCGCAACAAATTCTGGATATCCATCTTTTGGAACAGAGGATACACCAATTTTATTATAAACAAACCCTTCATGTCTGGGATAAAAATAAGCGTCTCGGTCATTGCACAACAAATCAATAAGATCGAGCACACAAAATGCGTCTTTAGCAGGCAAATAATTTACATCTCGTCCTTTCAAAAATCTCTTATTTGCTGATTTTACACAATCTGCAATTCTTTTCTCGGCTTTGCCATATTCATCATTGGTAAAAGAATTAGCGACTACGTCTACAATCGCCTTGTCTCCAAGCTTATTCAAGATTTCAAGACAGTCGCCAATCTTAGTTTTTTGAACCAATATATAAGCTGCGGCATAAACGCCTTTAATAAAGGCTTCAATTTTCGTATTTTTTCCTACTTCACCATCACTTAACTTAACAAGTTCTGCATTACCAGGTTCTGTGCTTACAATTGAATATAAATAATTTTTGCCTTTCTTTGTTGGAGCAAATTTAATGATTCCTTCTCGTGGAGTATAAATATTTACATTTGAATCATTAATACCAAAATAAATATCTCCCCTTTTTTCACTGACTAAGACTTTAATCTTATTATCTGCTGTTTTTACGCTTGTGATAAAATCGTCAACAGCAATTCCAAAAGACGGCAAATCACTGCTGTGAACTAAACAACCTCCCAATTGTTCTGCCATTTCTGACATTAGTTCTTTGTTGTAATAATTCCCATACCCCACAAGAAGAGAACCCGTTAAAACTTTCTCAAGTTTTTCAATTGCCCTGAATATATCTTGTTTTTCTTTACTATAATTACTAACTACAGGATATCCATCAGTAAAAAATGTCAATGCAAACCTATCTGAAAATACAGACAAATCATTAATTACGTTATCGGCAGTTTCGTTTAGAATTTCAGAGAAACAGGTCAGGCCAATAGTTGTGTTATTCTTCCTAATAGCGTTTTCAAGAATATTGTAATCATTTTCTGCTGAAATTTTAAACCCTTTTAGAATAAAATTAAAATTATTCTCTGAACTAAACCAACCTATGCTAATTGTACTACCAACCGGAATTTGTTTGCATCTTTGAATCAAGTCTTCTGTAAGAGACTTTAAAAGCCCAGACATTGAACCAGACCTATCATAAATAAAAATATGATTTGTAGGTCTAGAGTCTTTTTTAACCTTTTTTACTGTAATTTCTTCCTGGACAAGAAACAAGTTGTCTTGAATTTTTAGATATCTGTTCATTTCAATTCCTTTTTAATAAATTAATATTATCGGGCTTGCCAGCCATTATTTCTTTTAATTGATCAAAGCTAACGGGATAAAAATTGTTATTGTCTACTCCTACATCATAAGACTTACCTTCTGATTTTAATCGACCATGCGAATGTCCATAAATGTGCCATGAATTGTAATGTGAAGCCGCCCATACTCGCATTGCATAATGGCAGGCTACAATCTTTTGTCCATTGATTGTCTTTTCCCAAATTTCATGATATGTTTTGTCCATCCACTTATCATGACTACCCCGTAAAAATATATTAGATCCATTTAATCTATTGATATACGACATCGCGCTAAACTTATCTTTTAAAGTAAAATCACCTAAATGAATGACAAAATCATTATCTTTTACAACTTCATTGTGATTGGCGATTATCTTATCACCCATCTCTTCAACAGTATCAAATGGGCGGTTGGAATGTCTGATAGCATTAAAATGACCATAATGCTCATCTGCTGTGAAAAAATACACTATTTCAATTCCTCTAAGCTATTGGCTTTGTCTTTATCTAATCTAACTCTTTTAAATATAGGCAGAAACAAACTTTTAATGTCCTCACCTTCTTTAGTAATGATCTCATTATACTTGATTTCTATGATTTTGTCAAGGTAAGTTTTAGCCTCACACAATCTATCTTTATCTTTTAAACCACTGCCACAACTTGTTCTTAACTTTCCACAACTTGTTTCTAAAATAAGAGAACCTATCATATCTTTATTTTTGCTATGTGGTTCCACCCCTACGCATAAAAGATCGGCGTCATTTTCTGCCTTTAATTTAATATGGGCTTTAAGTCTTTTATTTTCCCAAATAGAAAGTTTGTTTTTAACAATAATCCCTTCTTTGCCATCATTAAGATGCTGCTGAAATAAAATTTTGGCTTCTTCCCAACTGTTAATTTCATAATTATCAATGCATTGGACTCTTTTATTACCTACCCCATTTACTCTCTTTTGTAATTCCTTCAGCCTAGTTGAATATTCTCTATAACATTTCCCGTCCCAAAAGCTATTTACATCTATCATATCCCAAAGATGGAAAACTACTTGATTTTTTTCTTTTTCAGAAATAGTATTTTTTACCGCTTTATTTAAAATACCATTTCCAATTTTACGAGGCAAGATATTATCATTTTTATCGACTACCAGGGCTTCACCGTCATATACAAATCCAGAACCAAGCGATTTGAAAATTAAATCTACTTCATCATTAAATTCTAAGGCTTTGCCATTTCTTGTCCTGTATTCGACTTTATCTGGCCTGACGTGAATATTGACTCTCATTCCGTCTTCCTTGCACTGGCTATAAGCTGGGAAGACTATATTTTTCCTATTTTTCTCTGTATTTCTTTCACATAAAGCTACGGGGTATTCTTTAATTAGCCCCGGCCATATTTTATTGACTGAAGAAACAGCGACTTTGCAATTTGGATCTTTCTTAATAATCCTTTCTATAAGATCGGCGTTTTCATAATGTGTGTTTTGCAAAATATCTTTCAAAAAAATAATTGCGTCATTTCCCGTATGCTCTCTATTAGCTAATGTTTTTAGCGAGCTCATACATTCTGAAAGAGAAAGGCAAACTTGGTTATTTGGTTCATAATCTGGAATTTTCTTAATATAATAAACTATTTCTGGAGCAAGACAATAATAGAAAAAGTCTTTTAGGTCATTATTATCTTTATTTTCTCCAATTATTTTTAGCTTGTCGTTAGTTGAAGGCGTGTTTTCTAACTGTTTTATAATTTCGTATACTGCCATTTCTTCTCCAAGACGTTAACAAATTCAATGTCACCGCTATTTAATAATTCTTGATAAGCTTTTTCTCTTTGATTCCTTGCATCAATAGGGTTATCGAATTTATAATTAAAATTAATTTCGTTTAAAGAAAATGGGGTAAAACAGTTACGCAACGCAGACTTGGCGTGACCAATTTTCTTCCATGCCGATTTCTTAGATGGTAGCTGAACAATATTCCCTTTATATTTAATAACCCAAATCTGGTCTTGCGGATTTTCAACAGACCAGAAACTTTCTAATTTAGTTTTAAATAACTCTTTAAATTTGTGATAAAATTTATCCATTTCGAGTCACTCTTTCCCAAATGTTTTCTAGTTTTTCAACCTGTTTAGATGTTGGAATCTTATCGTCTGCAATCCAATCATAAAGAGAGTCAATAAAATTTTCTTCCCATTCACTCAACTTTGATTCTCTATTTTCACAATCTTTAATCATTTGTTGGTATTCATCTTGCCAGTTCTTGTCTTTAATCATCTCCTACCTCAATTACATTATTTTGTTCGTCATAAAACACTTCTGTGTGAAAATCGCCATCATCACATTTAGGACACAAGGTTTCACAAAACTTTGCCGATTTTGGGTCTTTAGGCCACTTTTTCTCTAATAACGTTCTTTTACATTTTGGGCATCTTAGAATGATATCTTTTCCATTTGTTGGAAGAAATAAATACCATTGAAACGGGCTTTTTCTTTCATTTAATATTTCCATACTATCTCCAACCCCCAATTGCACCTTTCTCAGAAATTTTGTCATCATTTAGACATATCTTCTCTAAATTATCTTCCATATTGCCTGCTGGACCCATTTTTCTAACTTCCAACCAAGCCTGACCGCAATAAATACAAAAGAACAACGATCTGCCAATTAAATTTTTATTTTTAATCCCTTTATATTCTTTTAAATCTTTGTGTGTACAGCATTCTCTTTCGATGGTTTCTTTAATTTTCATATTACCTACTTTAAATATTTTTTTCGTTGTACCCTAACTTGCTTTCTTTTTTTATCTAATAATATCCTTTGTCTTTTCTTTTTCACATATTGAGACTTGTGCATAATTTCATTATAACAATTGCCTAAAAATAGATCTAGTTCGCNAATTTTTGATCTATTTTTCTTAATTTATAAAAAATGATCGAGAGAACCCGACTCGAACGAGTGCCGCTCCTGCGTCCAGGGCTGTTCTGTCCACCTAAACTATCTCTCGTTTTGTTCATCTGCTCGCAATGCCTGAATTTCTTGTGCCGCTCCACACAATATAGCCTGCACCCCATTACATGGTAATTGACGCATAGCCTCATAAATGCTGTCTAAAATATCACGGCCTTGATGACAGGCAATATTATTGCAATTTAATCTATTGATTTCTTCATTCAATTTACATCTACAAGGCTTAATATAATCAAAACAAATTGGACAAGGACCCAATTTTTCTTTCTTAATTTTATCATAATAATCTAAATCAAATGTCATATACTATCCTATCTGTCAATAGGCATAAAACCTAATGCGTGTTTAATGCCTTTTTCAAAAGAATCGCGTTTTACTTTTAAAAATTCATCTTCTGTCATAACAATACAATCAACACCATATTCGAGCACTGGATATCCTTCTATTTTCCTACTGTTACTCCAAAAGAATGACTTGTCTTCTAAAATTTTTTGGACCAAATTAAACGCCATATTTCTTTTTATCTCCATTATGGCCGCACCAACTGGTTGATGGTCTTGAAGGACTATCTCCGCCTTAGCGTGTAACCGTCTTTCCGGCATTTTATTAATATCAAAAATTTCAGTTCCAATCATTTGAACCCTCCCAAATCTATGACTTTATCAGCAAACTTTTTAATACTTTCCTTAAACAACTTTTTGAAATTTTCTGGTTGCCACAGGGCCAGGCTTGGTGAAATAGAATAAAACATGAAACAACCATATTCTTCATTCCACTCACAGGTTCCTGACCTTCTAACCACCCCTTGTTCATCACCTGTAAAGAACTTAACATTTTTTGCACCTAATGTCAAGACAATAAATGGTTTAATATTTTCAATTTCTTGTCTCAGCCATTTATTACCACAAATCTGACCTTCTTTATGACCGGGCTTGCTGCCACTACATTTGACAAGGTTTGTGACAAAAAAATCATCGCTTTGGAATCCGTACTTATTAAGTTCTTTAAATAAATAATTGTTATTTTCAACGTCTTTCCAGTTCGGATATTCGTTAACAATTAAAATATTATAATTTCCAAGCTTAGTTGTTTCAGGTTTTTCACATTTAGATCTTAAGCCGCATTCACTACAACTGATCAACCCCTTGGTTGGCGATATTTTACTCTGAATTTCCCTACCAAAATATTCATTAATAACGTCTCCACTCAACAAATCGTTTATTTTATAATTTTTTGCGTCTTTAAATAATTTAAATAATTTCTTATATTTAAATTCGGGATTTAATGAAACACCTATATCAAAATAATCATCAATTGAGTCCGGCAATGACTCATCAAATGCGCCTATATCGTCAAGGATTGTTTTTAACTTTCCTTTTATGACGGGTTTATCATCTGTGAAAAAACCGGCTTTACCTGAATTTTTATATTTTTCTATTGTTTCTAATGCTTTAGGCCCGATTCCCTTACACTCTTTGAAAGGTACATACAACCTTTTTCCCTTAACTACCCAATTCTGCACATCTGACGTATTTATTTTAGGTGGAACAATAACTAAATTAAGACGTTGTGTTTCTTGAATTAAGTGATATTTTTCACTTTCTCCTCCAAAAGTAAGAGCTGCACAAATAAATTCGCTTGGATAATATTGTCTTAACCAAGCAGTCCAGTACGTAACTATTGAATATGATAGAGAATGTGATAAATTAAAAGAATAATCCGAATGGTATTCAAGCTCATGCCAAAATTCCAAAGCTTCTCTTTCATCAAATGTCTTTTGTTCTAAACACCCTTTTACAAAAATATCTTTGTACTGTTCGAATTCTTTTATATCACGCTTCTTGGCGATTATTTTACGAATTTTATCACCAACAGTTAAAGATAACCCAGCAATTTTATTAATAATCTGAATTACTTGTTCTTGGAATAAAACAACACCAAAAGTTTCTTTCGTAATTTCTTCATATATTGGGTGTTTTTTATCCCATTTTTTACCACGTTTTCTTTCAATATACCTTGCTGTTGCACCTGAATTAAAAGCTCCAGGGCGTACAGCAGCAACCGCATCAGAAATTTGTTTTATATTAGAAACACCCATCTCTTTAATAAGATTCGATAACGCCCAAGCTGATACTTGGAAACATCCTACAGTATGTCCTTTAGAAAGTTCTTTATAAATTACTTTATCTTCTAAATTTAATTTCTCCAGATTTATATTTTTATCATGATTTTGTTTAATCAATTCCAAACACATTGAAATAACACTTAATGTGCTCAAACCCAAGATATCAAGTTTAACCAACCCTTGATATTCACAGTCATTACCATCAAAGGAAGCTACTAATTGGTCATTTCTTTCTGAAAGAGCAGTACGTGTCCCCAACATCAAATCTACAGGGCTAACTAATGAAGCTGAAGCATGTCTCCCATATGATTTATATGTTCCTTTTAATTTTAAAACATGTTTAACTACTTGTGGGTATTTTTGATTAAAACCCCGGCCTTCTTCAGTCAATAACCCATTCTCAACTGTATCAACAATTACTTTAGTAAATTTTTCAGCATCAACTAATGGGACATCAAATGCCCTTGAAACTTCTTTAACAGCACCTTTATCTTCTATTT